AAAGATTGAGACGGCTTTTTTGGCTCCCTCTTTGGTAGCATGGACATAAGTATTCAAGGTCATTGAGATATTAGAGTGGCCTAGCCTATACTGTAGATCTTTCGCCTCTATACCAGCGTATAGCATGATTGTAGCGTGAGTATGTCGGAAACCATGGAAACTAATATCAGGAACGCTAGCAGCTTTAAAGTGACCTTGTAGCCTTTTTCTAAGTAAGCAAGCGTAGGCGTATTTTGTAGTAAAAGGAGTAAAGACAATACTCTCAGACCGTCCTAGTTTCCATGACTGGACTTGTTGACGTTTTTTATATTGCTTGAGTAGGGAAACCGTAGCTTTATCAATGTCAATTTCTCTTAGACCAGCTTTAGACTTAGGTGTATTTGTTTCCTGGTATCTATTCAGAGTCTTAGAAATGCTGATAATGCCTTTTTTAAGGTCAATATCAGACCACGCAAGAGCTAAAGCCTCTCCTATACGGCAACCAGTAGCGAGTAAGGTTTTATAAAGGACGTAGTCAAAGAAATTTTCATAACTAGACTGATCCAAATCTTCCAGGTAGTCTAAAAACTGTTTTAGTTCCTGGTTGCTGAAAAACTTTACCTTATGCTCCTTATTTTGTTGCTTACGTGGGATAATGACATCACGCGCAGGGTTATGCTGGATCACTTGCATAGTCACTCCATACTGGAGAATACGGCGGTTTATATTGTTTAGAAAGCTATAGTTTGCATACGCTCCTTTTTCGCCCTTATTGGCCTTGTCAGCCCATTTGTTGACTTGCTGCTGAATGATAGGAGTAGTGAGCTTGTCTAGCCTGTAATCGCCGAATACAGGCAAAATATGAAGTCTTACGATCCCCTCCATGGATTGCTGGGAGTTTGGCTTGATTGTATTCTTGTAACTCTCCCACCACAAAGCGACCAGCTCCCTATAGGTTGTGATGGTCGGTTTTTCCTTTACGCTATATCCATTAGCTGCAAAAGCATTGACTGCCTCCCTGGCTTTGATTTTAACGCCCTTTTTAGTGTTGGCCGTGACTGTTGTCCTAGCCTTTTTCCCTGTAAGTTTATCAACGCCTAAATAAACACTTGCACGGTACACTGTAGCACCGTTTTTCTTTTTGTATTCTGTAATATTCATAGTCATACCTTTCTAACATCAGTAAGCAAGTATGGGATTTAGTTAAGTATTTATGAATATTGTTTTTATATGGCGCTGAGAGTTACGAGAATAGGCCTTTTTTCGTTTGTTTTAGGTGTTGTTTGCCTTATTGAAATCCTCCAAGGCTTTTAGATCTTTAGCGTAAATCATTAAACGTTCTTTATTATAGTCTGTTAGATTTCTATATATACTAGTTAGCTCATTTTCGTTATTTTTATCATCCAATGGGTCAAAATTAGTAACGTGTATACCTAGAACTTCAGATGGTGAAATTTCAAAGAAGTCTCCTAAAATTTGTAACTGCTCTTTGGTGTAACCTCTTTTTTCCGCTTCCCAATCTTTTACGAGTGATAAGGGGAAATTTAACGAAGAAGCTAACTCTTCCTGAGTTATACCTTTAGTCTTCCTTAGTTTTGCTAATTGGTCCTCATAGACTATGTATTCAGCTTTAGGGTCGTCGTAACCTAATAAGTATGAAACAGAGACACCAAAGAAATCGGCTAGTAATTCTGCCTTGTCTTGTTTTATCGAATGCTTATTATTTTCCCAATTTGAAATTGTCATTTTAGAGATAGCCTTTTTGCTATCGCCTAATTTATTATTTAATTCAGAAACCAACTCGTCTTGAGTAAGTCCTTTTTCATTTCTTAAGGCTTTGAGCCTGTTTTTTATTGTACTCATTTAATATTACCTCACTTAGATTATAACGATTTACAAAACTTTTGTAAAGTTTTTTTATATTTTCTCTTGACAAATAAAGACAAACTTTATAAAATGTAACCAAGTAAAGGAAATCTTTACAAACGAAGAAAGGAGAAAAAAGGATGGTGACAATAACCATAGCTCAAGCAAGGGCTATCCGAAGAAAGCAGGCTGATAACATGCTTACAAATCAAGAGGTAGCAAAGCAAATAGGAATTAACCCTATTACTTATCGCAAGGTTATTCAAGGCGGAGAGGTTAAGAATAGCATTTATCAGAAAGTCATGGAATGGCTGGCAGAAGATTATTAAAGCAACAAAAAAGCCCTAACCGACGACCAAATCAGCAAGGCTTTTCACTTAAACAACTAAAACCAAAATAGCAAGTATGGGATTTAGTTAGGTATTTATTTAATTATATCACAAAATAGTGATTTGTGCCCAGACGAGAGAGCGCTAACTCTTTAAACTGGTTCTTATTCATGCTTTCAATTTGGCGACTCAGAGTATGAATAAGAGTGGCAGGAAAGGCATTAAAAAGGTACTATGACTTTTTCCCAATTTTGGAAGAAAGTCCTGGAGCAACTATACAAATAAAACATAATGAGGTAAGAACATGAGTGCAATTATATTAGAAAATAGTATTTTTACGGTTAAGAAATCAGACTACACCCCTGAACAGTGGGAAAGAATGCAAAAGCTAAGAAATAGCGAGGAGCGAGCAGAGGCTAAACTTTCTCAACTCTATGGGAGGCGTGTAGCAACTGTAATTGTTTTTAATATCATTGCTACTTACAAGAATACTTTTAATAGATTTGCAGATACCTATGAGGAGGCTTGTGATGGCTTAGGTATTCTTGTTGTTAATGACATTATCACTAGGGCAATCAACGGTTTACCAGCCCAAGGGGTAGAGCGTAGATTGGAGGTATGTCATGAATGAACTAGATTTGACCAATACACAATCGGTAATCTTCATGGTGGTATTGATTGGCCTACTGCTTTATCTAAACCACCGAGACCGCAAAAAAAGCGCCCAATTTGAGCGAGAAAACCAATGGGCGATAGAAACACCTAGCGAGGATTTAAACCCTTGCTACGGGCGTTATATTCAACTAGCAGGCAAGCGGAACAATTAGAAAAGGGGTGTAATATGCAACTATTATCAAGAGAGGCAGAGCTTGAGCTACTGGAGAAAGTGGGAGATCACTTAGATAAAAGGCTTGAGCTTGAAAAACAGCATAACGACGGCTGGGACTTAATTTCTAGACCTGATTTACTAGACAAGTTAGGGATCAGTGGCACAACGTTGAATAATTGGGAAAAACACGGCTTAAAGCCTTATCAGTCGCCTTTTGAGAACAGTAAGAAGATTTATTACAGCAAGACCGATATATACAATTTTCTTGCAGTAGATTAGGGGGAAATAATGACAAAGAAAAAAGAACAATGGACGCCAGCCATCACAAATCTACGTAAGGTAATTGTGGACGGTGTGGAGCAATGGGTGGAATTTGAAACAGAGGGCTATGTTATTCCTGCCGGTCACTCTTATTATGACATCATCAGGGGAATTAACAAGGAGGTGCAACGGAAGAAAAATGGGAAATCGTAGAATGATAAGTAAGACAGTAACCCAAACTCAGAGATTTTTGCGGCTACCATTAGAGGCACAGGCTCTATATTTTCATTTAATTCAAAACTCAGATGATGATGGAGTAGTAGAGGCTTTCCCTGTTGTTAGAATGATAGGGGTTAGTGAGGATAGCCTAGGACTTTTGATAGTCAAGGAATTTATCAGGCCGCTTAATGATGAAATGGTTTATTTTATTGTGGATTTTCATGAGCAGAATACTGTTAGGAAAGATAGATACAGCCCTAGTATCTATAAGCATTTATTAGAAAAGCCACCTGAAAAACATACTGGTTTACCAATGGACAACCAAACGGAAACCACTGGTTTCCCCAATATAAGTCAATATAAGTCAAGTCAAGATAATCTAAGTCAATCTAGGTCAAGTCAGAAAGACGAGGACGAGCATGAGAATCCAATCTTTGAAAAATTAAAGTCGGCTTTTGGTCAAATGTCAGTCAATGGGACAATGATGGAAGAAGTGAGAGACTTGTTAGAAATTCATGGCAAAGAGTTAGTTATCTATGCTCTTGAGGTAACTATCCTAAACGCTGGTAAGTCAATTAGATATACCAGGTCAATTCTTTCAAACTGGCAAGGGTTAGGACTTAGAACAGTTGAGCAAGTTAAGCAGCATGAGGAGCAACGTCAAAAGCTGAAACAGTTACCTAAGCAAGCAGAACCTATTAGCCGTGAAGAATGGCTGAAAACACGAACAGAAGAAAACCCATTTTAGGAGGGTAAGCAATGGAAAATAAATTTGAGCAATATAACAACAGAAAAATTAGTGAAAAGGTATGTGAGGTTCACAAGGTCAATTATTGGCAAATATCAACACCTAAAAGAGGCAGTAAGGAACGAAGTATACAAGAGTTTTGTCCTGAATGCACAAAGGAGCTAATAGAGAGACAGGATAGGGAGGGAGTAGATAATAGCTTGAATGCTGAGACCTACCTAAAAACCTATAATGTGCTCATGCGAGACAGTACGATCCCTAGAGAGCTTAAAGAGGCTAGCTTTGAGAATTTCATAGTTGAGACAGCCGAGGAAAAGCAACTACTGGAGTTTGCTAGAGCGCAAGTAGAGAAATACCTGGACGGCATGACAGGGAATACCCTATTTACAGGATCCACAGGCATAGGGAAAAGCCATTTGAGCGTAGCTATTGCTAAGGCTATAAACGAGGGTTACAAAGCCAAAGGAGAGCCTAAGAGCGTGCTATTTGTCAATCTAACAGAAATCCTTAGGCGAGTTAGAGAGAGTTTTAATTCTACTAGCCAAGAGGGCTACTACTCAAGAATGCTGAAAGGGGTTGATTACCTAGTACTTGATGATTTAGGTATAAAATCGGACAACGCTAGTAGTAAAGGTAAATCAGTTTGGGAAGAAGAGTTTATTTTTGATATTCTCAGCAATCGAGATAAAACCATTATTACTACAAATCTAAGCAGCTCAGAGATTGCTAGCTTGTATAGTGAACGAGTGGCCAGCCGTGTCAGAACTGGCTTAGAGGGTAACTTTTTCAAGTCATTTACTATCAAAGATAAGCGATACTCAATCAGTAGCTTAAAGGCTAAAGTCGCTCAAAATTGAGCAGGTTGAAAAAAGTATGCACGGGGTGCAACTGCACCCTAAGCAAGGCTATTACTCAAAAAAGAGTAGCAAACAAAACTAATAACGGTTATACAGGAACCGAAGACTTTTCGACATATTTGTCGCTCAAAGATAGCCCTAAAATGGGTCAGCTTACAACTGTACCCGTTTGGACACTTGTTGTAGCCTAGTTATAACTACAGGCCAAACTATTTAATATTTACAGGCGTACCTGGAGGTACACCCGAGATAGAGGAGGTTTAATATGATACAAAAGACAGAACAGCTTAAAGATTTGCTTGATAGAGGCTTTGTTTTATTCTCAAAAAATGGTATAATTGAGTCAGCCAAGTTACCAGAGTTTGGTAGTCTAATCATCAAAACACAAGATGGTAAACCCATTCAAAAGGAAACAAGGCAAAAAGAAAAAATTTAGCTGCTGACTAGAAAACTAGAGGCATGATATAAGAGTTTAACTGCTCTTTGTCATGTCTCTTTTTGTTTTAGTCATAGAAAGGAGGGACTTTGGGAACAGGAGTAAAAGTAAAGGTAAATCTAAAAGGTATTGAGCGTAAAGTAACACCTATGGGATTAGCGAGAGCAAAAGAGGCAGTTACTAATCAGATGGTTATGGACATGCACCGTTTTATACCTAGGCGATCTGGAGAACTAAGAGGAAACTTAACTAAGGCCAATGGGAGAATAGTCTATAATGCGCCGTATGCAAGAATGCAGTTTTACGGCAAGAAACGGAAAGGGTTCGTTTCAGATAAACAGCGTAAGTTTTTCTTTGCGAATAAAGAGGAACTACTAAAATATAAAAAAGCCCCAGGAACAGGACCGAGATGGGATAAAAAAGCTAGCGCTCTATATTCTAAGGACTGGGAACAAGTAGCTAAAAGAGCGCTAGAATTGAAATAAAGGAGAATTACCATGACACTACAACAAATAAAGGCACAAATTTACAACCTAGGCACTTATAAGCAACAAAAGATTGAGGCTTATGGAAAAATGAAAAAAGAACTTTTGGAAAAAGTTCGAGATCAGGTTTTATATCAGTCTGAGGCTGAGCTACGCCTGGAGAACTTTAAAAAAGAGGCCGATCAGTACTCAGATACTGAGTTTGCCAATATTCTAGCTAAGCTAGAGAATTTTGAACAGACAGAACTAGAGAAAATTAAATCAGAGTACGAAACAGTAACGGCTGATAATGTTGCTGAGTTGAACTTACTGAGCACTATGAAAGTATCGGAACAGGAGCTACTAAGCTATCTAGAGAAATACAAGCGAAACCCATTGGCCATTAAGAAATTACATGAAATCGGAGCAGCTAACAACATTGCTTTACCTAGCTATATCCTGAAAGAGGATAGACTAGCTGAGCTGTTAAAGGTATTCAAGCAACATGCTAAGAGCTATCATGATACTCCAATCATTGATAGTAACGGTTCAGCAAGTGATCTAGCTTTCATGTTAGTTTTAGCTAGTGATGAATTAAATACAGCTTTAGAAACATACTCTAATCATTTTGATACAGCTCTAGGGCTATCTGAGGGCTAAGATAATAGTTATAAGCCTAATCAAGTAAAGAGTGGGCTTACATTATCTGACAAAAGTTTACAATTCCAGGAGGTAAAGAATGGGGGAGAAAGTCACACCCAGGCAAGAAAAGTTCGCTCTAGCTTTGATGACTTCCAATACAATCGAAGAGGCTAGGGAAACTGTTGGTATATCTAGAACAACTGTAAATAAGTGGCAAAGGGATATAACATTCAAGAGGTACTATAGAGAGCTTAGACTTAATGCAATGCAGCAAACCACGGCAAGGCTACAAGCTGTTAGCATGGAGGCGGTAGAGGTCTTACATAATCTTATGACAGATGAAACAGTATCCCCGTTTGTAAGGCAGCAATCAGCTAAGACTATCTTGGAAGTGGCTTATAAAGCTCATGAGACTGGAGATATTCTTGAAGTTGTAGAGGAAATAAAAGCGGAGCTAATCGAAGATGAATAAGCAGAAAATCATAGCAGACCTGAAAAAGATACACTCAAGACTCAGGGCAAAGGGAACTGATGAATTTGTAAGAGCATACTTTGATAGAAAGCGTAATCTATGGGCAATCCTTAAACCAGGGAATAACTTTGGTGAGGAGGTGGCAGAATACCTCACTGATGAACAATTTGAAAAGCGTTTTGAAGTTTTTGAGGGAACACTGTTTTATCATGACCGTAGGGAGTTTGAGTAGTGCTCATTTTTGGACACAACACTAATAGAGCAAGGAGGTACTAATAGTGAGTGCTGACGAGGTAAAAACTAAGCTAGAGGGCGTTAAGTGGATAAACAAGGAGATCAAAGGCTTATATTTGGAATTGGAAGCCCTGGAAGGTGGTATTATCAAAAAACCAACACTAAGCCATAGCAGGGTGCAGACAAGCAGAGAGAACAAGACAGAGAACAATCTTATAAGTGTTCTGAAGCTAAAAGAGGATACGCTCCAGAGGATTGAGCGCCTTACTGAGGAAAGAATGGAAATATCTAGGCTGATTGATAAGCTGGCCAATCCGCTTGAGCGTTCTGTCCTAAGACTTTTTTACTTGAATGATCTCGATATTTGGGGAGTTGCTGAGGAAATAGGTAAATCTAAAACTTCGATATATCAGGCAAAGAAGGCAGCTATAGAACACTTAACAGGTATTGTAAACGGGGATTGATTTTAAGAACCATAGAATGGTAAGGTTTTGGTGAGGTAGTAGCAAAAAAATGCCAGAAAAATACGGGATTAAATGTTTATTTTACTTGACAAAATTTGAAGAGTGGTATAAAGTAAAAGATAGAGTAGTTACTAGGGGGGCTTTTATGGAAAATCAAGGAATTTCATTAAGTCCTGGATTTATTAAACAATTATTAAACTATATTTCTTTAATTACGTGTATTATTACATTCTGTAAAACTACGGACGTAGCTACATTTACTAGCTCATCTATTCTTTTTATGGCAAACAATCTACTCACCTGTATTGAATTACCTCCTACTAAAATAAGCAAGAAAATAGGGGAACCATTTGTCAAAGTTGAAATAGTGATTATATTCTGTTTGATTTTTGGGAGTTATTCTTTTACACCTAATGATTTAATTCTCGCTGTATTAAAATGGCTAATTGGAATTTTTATGCTTTGTGGTATTTGTCTGGTATCATATATAAAAGGGCAGAAAGATACAGTACAGGATGTAAATGCTAGAGAAATCGCTAAGAAGATTGTACGTGAAGCCAATGATGAATATCATAATGATATGAATGAAAGAAAAAAACATTATGCTTTAAAAAATCGTGACTATATCGCAGGCACTTCTTATAAAAAAAATGGAAGGAAGAAATAAAAATGGGAGTTCAAGTTTTATTTATAATTTTTTTTATAATGATATGGTATCTTGCGTTGATAGTTGAGACTTATTCATATTTGAAAAAAAATAAGTTAGGAGTTAATTTTATAGGAATTATCTCTATACCGTTTTCGTTGTTTACATTACATTTAAAAATGTTTCATAAAGAAAAAAGTTTATCAAAAAAATTTAGATATTTAGCGTATTACTTTATAAATTATAAATTATCAGTAATTTTTCTTACTGAATTGCTTTTAGAAAATATTGCAATGACTGAAGCATTGGGTTATTCTCCATATCTTTCTAAGAAAAAAGCAAATGAGAGCAAAAAAACATTACTGGAAACTGCAAAAGATATTATTAAGTTACCAAAAACAACGGAAAGTTTTAGTGAAGTATTAATGGCTGCATGATTTTATAAAACTATATATCGAACCAAAATATCATTGTTGCACTTATACTAAATTAATAATTAAGATTTAGAGAGAAAATTTTATTTCTCTCTTTTCATTTTAAAAAATAACATCCATGTTTTAAAATTACAATAATGAAATTAGATAATAAAAAGCACCTATGACAGGTGCAATTTACTTGCTTACTGAACTCATCGATTTAATTCCCCTTTTAGTTACCCTTTATATTTTCTCTACTTATTTATAAGCAATAAACTTTTGTAGAAACAGGGCAAAAAACAGAGCAGGCTTAGGCCTGTTTTTCTGTACCTAATAATAGGAAGATAACAAAATGTTGTAATATTTTATTGAATCAGATAGGCTTTAGAGCCTTGATATTGAGCACTTTGGGGCGCTTTCCCTTAGTGCTTTTTTTGTTTTTACAATAGCTTTTAAGCATACAGCTATAAGTATCTATACGCGACTAGATCTGTATAGTTTAAAGTGATATAATAGTCTAAAAGGAGGTACTACTATGAATGTTTTAGAAAAAAATACACAGGTAAACTTTAAGACTAACAGAGACTTGTTAGAGAAGGCTAAAGCTATTATCACAGCGCAAAATCTTGATATGACAGCTAGTTTTAACTTGTTTTTAGAACACATTGTAGAAAATAAAGCCTTGCCATTTGAAACTCAAGTAGATAAAGAAAGAGAAGAACTTCTATCAGGGTTGCGTGCTGAAATTGCTCGTAGCTTTGACGATTTAGAACATGGAAGAACTTACAGCCTTGATGAAGTGAGGGCTAACCTTGGAATTTAACGAGAACGCATATAGACTTATTATCTCTGAAACGGTACAAGGACAGCTAAGAGATGTTAAAGATTATATCTCAGCTAACTACTTTTCAGAACAGGCAGGAGCAAACACAGTTAAGAATATTCTTTATGGTTTGGAACGTCTTGAAGTTTTCCCGGAAGCAGGATTTGATGCTGATGAAAGAGTAGGAGGCATTATATACCCACCCCACAAAACTCGATGCATCATTTTAGGCGATTACTTAGCCTTCTATCATATTTTAGAGGATAGAAAAGCTGTCTTTGTATCAGATATTATTCATAGTAAACAGGACTACATCCGTTTGTTCAAGAAAAAATAGCGCATATTATTGAACTGCGTTTTGTTTTCCAAAAATTTTAGAAAAGATTACTCTATTTCAAAAATTTTTAGGAATGAAAATATAAAAAAAGAGAAACCTCATAATGAAGTTTCTCTTGCTTTTAATCGTCCGAATCATTATTCTTATTTCAAAAAAAGTAGTGAAAAATGTAGTGATTCGAATGATTTCCCTTGCAATATGAAATTAACAAAAAGAAAAAAACGCTTGAATGCGTTTTTCTTCTGTATCGATTCGTAATGAATGCTTACTTCACTTCTGTAAGGAATACTTAAAATCTATTTTAGTTGTGATAAACCCTATTAAATCAATGTTTATAAGCTATTGATTTGGATAAAACTGTCAGAGGTTGCCAAAAAGGTTGCCATGAATTTTATGAGGTTAGCTCCGCAATTTTATTTAGATAAATATCTACCGCTTGTGTTTGATTTTTAGGGGCAAGCTCGGCATATATGTCCATAGTAGTTTTGATAGACTTATGTCCCATGCGAACCTGTAACTCTTTCCAATTCATACCAGCATTTAACATCATAGAAGCGTGTGTATGACGGAATAAGTGAAAACCATAGTCAGGTAGATCAACTTCCTGTAATCGTCTTTTGAGTGTAGCACGTTCATTCCTATCGCACATATAGTTTCCGTAAATTGTTGGGAAAATCAACTTGCTTTTTGAAAGACCGTTCTTCTTGAAATAAAGATTCATTTCATCATGGAAGTTTTGAAGTTGCTCAATAATTTGGTACGGAACAGCTATTTTTCTATTGCCCGAATCAGATTTAGGAGTATTTTTACAAACAACCTTTCCTTTTAATCCTAACTTAGGGTTTGCATTTTTCCATACAAGAGTTTTAGTGACTAATATTTCAGAACTTTCAAAATCAAGGTCATATATAGTCAAAGCTAATAGCTCATTGATTCTCATTCCTGAAGCAAGTAGACTGTCGCAGATAACTTTAAATCGCCGATTAGCCCTAGTATTAGGTAAAGTATCGACGAAATTTAGCCAGATAGTTAAATCTTCATCATGAAGAACCATAATGCGTTTTTGATTGCTTTTTGGTTTTGGCGGAATCTTGATAGATTGAACAGGATTATATTTGAGTTCAAAATGTGTTATTCCAAAATTAAAAATCTCTCTTAATTTATGAGCGATTGCTCCGAAATCTTTTGCGCTTCCTTTTTTAGCTCGTTTATTACCAGCATCGACAGATTCTTTAGATTTTTGGGCAAGCTCGTTAATCCATTTTTGTATATCGGAAGAAGTGATTTTATCTGGTTGATAGTGTCCGAATTTGGGGAGGATATAGGTGTCTAGATAGTTCCTCACTCGGTTTAGAGTGTTATCTGAGCTGACCCAAGTTTCGTAGTTGGAGAACCACATTTCAGCTAGATCTGACAAGGTAGCAATGCTAAAAGTTTCTTTCCTTGTTGAACCATTTTCTTCCCAATCAATTTTAGCTTGAATAATTTTACGATCTAAGGATCGTAGGGTTTTAGCTGTTACAGTTGTTTTTACAGGTTTTCCAGTCTTTATATCTAAGCCTAGATAGACGCTCTTTACTGAATAACTAATCTCGCCATTGTCCTTTACTTTCTTGAGGACGGTTTTGCCTTTATGGATGATTTTTTCTATATTCATAGTTGCTCTCCTCAATCAATCGAAGAATTGAAAAAAGCTAAAATAGATAGTATCTCACTTTCTTTCTTTTTTGATACTTCTATTCTAGCACATTTCACTTCTAGTTGTGGCTTAAAAACTCTAAAATAGTATCAATATGATAGTAAACGGTTCTAGTACCCTCAATAGGTGGTTCTAAACGTTTAAGACCTCTATTTTCCCATGACTTTAATGTGTTAGGGGAAATACTGAGCAGATCTAAAATCTCTTTTTGTGTGTAGATGCATGAACTTCTTTTTTCGCTGTTCAAATTCTTTAGCATTTCAATGATAGTGTGAAGCATGAGTTCGATTTGCTTTAAATCAAAATTATTGCTAGACATACTACTCTCTCTTTCTTTGGTAAATATAATTGAAATATGAGATAATAGCAGTAGGGGTAAGCTACTGCTTATCTCTTGCTAATCCGCAACATCACTTTTAGGCTTCTTGGCGGAATCTTTAGGAGTGATGTTGTTTTTTTGGTAAAAGATTTGAAAGGCATCTTCCAGAAAATCTTTAAAATTTAGTTTTGACAGTTCACCACCGAATTTGTTTAACCATATCCCAACATCTGGATTTGGGATGTAGTTGAATTCGTATTCTTGAACTAACCTGATGATGAAGTAATTACGGGCTTGCGTACCCCAAATTTCCTCAATTTTCTTTAGAAGTGGATAAAATCCGCTACCTTTTAACAAATAAGAAATGGTTGCTAATAAATCATTATTTCGGGAGTTTAAGGATTCAAGCTCTGGGAAGATACCAAAACCTTTAAGTAAATCACTAGTGAATGGCAACAGTTGACCAGTCTCTGCATCATGGAAACAATATTTATCAATCATTTTGTTGACAATGAGCTTGCTCAAATCTTGAGAGCTATCAATAGCAAGCAATAAGGTTAGAATTTGATTGCTATAAGTACCTTTGTAGGAAGCCTCCATGCGTACCCAAGAATTGCAATACTTAGTTAAGTGCATATAGCGACCTTGATTGTCTAATTGTTCCTGATACTTGTTATAGATACGCAATAGAGCACTTACATTCTTTTTCCTGCTACCAATATACATAGTTTGAGCTTGACCATTCACTTCTTGAGCGCTAATCTTAGAAACGTTTTTACGTCCTTTATGATTGGTGATAATATATTTTTTGATTTTTAATCCTTGGTAAAGGTCATTGACAGCCATTGGATAATTAAAGTAATCAACAGCAAGGTCAATACGAGAAAGGCGCAAATCATAATAGTCAGCGTACAGCAGTTGTGCTATATTGTGAACGTCAATTGCTTCACTGTAATAGTCTTGATAGGAGGCTTTATAGTGAGACAAAGCTGATGCAGAAATTTTTAGGATAATTCCCATAGTGAAGTTAGTCTGATGCCAAGCAATCGCAAAGTAATAGGGGAGATTCTGAAAGGTAAATCCCTCTGTATAACCTGCTGGTGGGGTTTTTAGTGGAATATAATTTCCAAAGAGAACTGGGAGGGATAGCTTTTCTGCTACTGTTTCAGACAGCGATAAAGCAATTTGATGCCAATTATCAGGATATTCTCCTACAGTATCTTCTGTCGGTTGGATGACAAATGTAGCTTCATCGACACTGGTCATAATGACTGGGTTATGGTTGTTATCTTTTTGAAGATACTTTTCAATTTCATTTTTACAAATCATTTTATTTTCTTTCTATCCGCCTAAAGAGTGAAAGTTAACTGGGCGGAAAATATTGCTTTAGTTAACTATTTATTGTAATGTAGAGAAATTTCTACGCTTTTATTCTCTCACAGTTTCAGGAAGTAACCACCCTAAATAAAAAGTTATAGAATAACGTTGATATAACAGCATTTTAAGGGGATTGAGCATTTTACCCTAAAGTGGAATTTACAAAGCTTTAGAACAAGGTCAAATGGAACGGGGGTCTTTACATGTCCCCCGTATAATAGCCAGCTAAAGCTGGCGAGACGGCGACGACCCCCCCCGCCTCCCACGACGACCAGCACGGCACCGCAATCGTGGTTCTTTCGGCGCTCATCAACGCCCTCAAGATCGTGAATAAGAAGATCGAAGACGTGCGCATCGTCGTCTCCGGCGTCCGCGCGGCAGGCAACGCGGTTATCCCCCTGCCGCCCCCCCCTGCCACTTCGCCGGAT